AATTCACCACCCGTATCTGCTACATACTGACTCTTATGACCAATCGCAAAGACGGACACAGCCTGAACAATTGAATCGTTTGATGCACGAACGTGAGTCGATTCATATTCTGGACGATAGACCGCAGATGGATCTAAGTGTAAATTATCGACACTTGTGAAGTCCTCATACTGTCCAGATGTAGAGTTATATCTAACAAACGCCTTATCATCTTTCTGAAGTGCATTACCTGTAAACTGTGCGAGTAATCCACTCTTGAATCCTGTAACTTTTGATCCATCCAAGTGAATACCATTCATACCAAAGACGGATCTCTTTGATAGGTTGAATAGGTATGGTGAAGCAGAATTGATTGTATCAATTTCAATGTTCACATTTGCACTTGTCAACGTGGGTAGTGGGTTGTTTGGTGCAGCACCAACCACATACTTGAATTGTGTATTTGATACGACTTCGGATACAACAAAGATACCATTATATCCTGATGTACTAATACCTGAGATACGAACAGGTGTATCGATTGAAAGATCTGTAAGAGATGAATCTAAATCAACTGTGACTGTTGTTGATGCTGTTGAACCATCACCAGCCTTGATTGATGAGATACCAACCTGCTGCCCCTTTGAACCTACAATACGATATTCTTCAACTCTTGTCTGGAAATCAAGACTACCTGATGGGAAGTCTGGTTCAATTGCTCTTCCTGTACCAGCATCATAAACATCACCAACCTTCTGATAATACATATCAAGATCAGTTGATGTTGAAGTTACATCAATAAAACTATCCTTAATGCGAACTGGATTTGCACCATCAGCATATTCAAAACAGGTGAGTTTGTGATGAGAGAAACTTGGTGTGAATAAGTTTGAAGTGTAATCTTTATATACGTTACCTGATGGATCTCCATCAAATATAGTAAACTGTGAAATATAACAAGCACCTGTTAATCTGAATATTGCAGATGGATCTATATTATTATTTTCTGGATCTGGAACGTATTTTGGTCTTATTTTTGTCTTACGGAGATCTTTACCTACAATTGATGTGCCTCTTGGAATGATCACACCACCACGAACACTATTTAATTTGAATAGTTCGTTATCGGGTGATGTTAAATCAAAGTTACTACCAAGTCCAAATGGACTTAATATTTGATTGGTTTGTCCAAATCTTGATGTATATCTCGCTTCCGAAGCCACATCAACAGGTATAAATCCTGGCCTGTTATCAACGGTGTGAGTACCAGCAGCGAGGATAATGGTGGTTAAATCAAACTTATCATTTCTCTGTCCTACAACATACGAAAACCTAGCAGCTTCAATTAGAGCTCTTTGGATCGTTTTAAATGGGCGTGTTTGGGAGTTTCCTTGATTCTCAATACTATCAGTCGCATCCAATTCATTGGGATCAACGTAGATAACATTACCTTGAATATTCTTTAGAAAATTCTCCAGTCTTGAAAGAGGCATCTTATTGGGCTATGTACAAATTTTCTTCTGTTTTATTTATTCAATGAATTATACCAGAATGAAAGAACAAATCTTTCTGAACCCTCAACTTGACTAACGTAGTGTAAATATTGAGAATTAGAGAAAATTATTAATTTTCCGATCTCTGGTTTAATTTCAAAATTTTCAAAACAAGTGCAACCACCTGTAAAATTATCATTTAAATACAACATTGCAGCAAATACATCAGGTTTGTGAATGTTGTTATCATCAACGTGAGGTTTCATAAATGTGCCGATTGGCCATCTCACCACTCCAACATAATCTAAATTTATGTTTGAATCAAAATTTTGACAAATACTATTTACTCTGTTTACAACTTCATGATCAAGAGATGGAGCAGTGGTGTCTACATCACCACCATGATAAGAAGCACCTTGATTTTTCCACTCAACGGTAGTTAGATAAGTGTCTCCACCTCTGGTTTCATCACCATAAGGCATTTCTTTTTTATTTGATTTAGAAAGATCTATAAATTTCTGACACTCATCAGGAGTTATGAAATTTTCCTCAATGTATATAAGTTTTTTCATTTAGTTACAGTATTTCTATCCCCCCTATATTTCCTATCATTATAATTTCTTTCTGACTCAGGTATTAAATGATGATTTGGATCAGGATAATCACTGCATTTTTCACCCTCATATTCAACTATTAGTGGATTGATATCTTTTCTCTCAGCATATACATGATAAAAACAATCAATTAGTATTTCACCAGTTAAAAAATCTTGATTTGAACCAAGTTCAATCACTACATATGCACTGTTAAAACTCTCAATCACAAGATTTTGATTCTTGCCAATTGGTTGTAATTGAACTGTGATGCTATCCTCGTGAACAAGATCTTTCCAATAATCTGGCAATTCAATAATATTTTTACCTTTAAGTCTGCCACGATAGTAAACTCCAACTTCGGGGCCTTCAATGCAAGCATAACGAAGACGATGACCCTCACCCTTTGTTGGATGTTCTATGTCAAATGGTTTTGGTCTGGCATCCGCAACTCCAAATCTAGCTGCTAAACTACTAGGAGAAATAGCATCACATATTAGATCATTAGTGAAATGAACCTCACCACCTGTTACCTCCAAAGAAAAAGAAGTTTTTCCATCACCATCTATCTTTACATCACCATCAGTTTTAATTGCAAGATTTGATTCATATACTGGTTGAGAATCAAGTGAATTTTGTGTTGCAGCATTTGAAGCCACATTTAGGTTTGCATCATAATTTGGTGATGCAGCGGTATCTCCAATATAAACAGGGCCATTTAGGACGGCAGTTCCAGTGGGAGATATGTCAGGTTCAATATAAGAAACATCGTTTGTTCCTACAATGAGTTTATCTGTTTGTGTCTTTACAATGTGCATTTGTTTATCTATCGTCTAATTTAGGTGGTCTAATCGTGGTTGCTTGTTTTAAAATCTCTGACATCACACCAAATTTCATATCAGCGTCAGCAGCGGCGATTGCAAATCCATATTTAAGTTGGAAGAAACCTTTACTAATTATATTTGCACTATTAGTTGCACTTATTAATATTTTTTCAGCTTGAACTCGGACATCAGGAGCACTAATCTGTGCGAGTTTGCAAGCCTCCATCATTATTTGACCATCTTGACCACCACCATTTGCATGAAGATTAATATTTCTTGCTCGAATTGTTACGTCACCATTTAAACAATCAATGAGCATATCACCCCTTTTACATAATATTTTTTTAGCATACATGGGTGTGATATCACCAGCCTTTCTGACTTTTATTCCCTCTCCAAGACACTCATCTGAACAACCTTGAGTATATAAAACTGATTTAGGAGTTCCAGTTCCGCCCGCCGTTCTATTTTCTCCCTTATCAGCATAGAAAGCAAAAGATTGACCTTCTTGAGTTTGGATTTCATAATTTGTGTCACCATGAATACTACTTTGACCATCTTGAATAACATATCGGTCAAAGGCCTCCCGATTCATGTTTTTTTTATCGTTAGACGCTTTAAAACTTTCTGACATTTTATTTTGTAATACAACTAATTACTGTTATGACAGCATCTTGAGGTAGATTCCTATTGAAAGGAATATTTGTATCAGCTGATCTAGATGCATTATCAACCTTAGTGAATTTAAGAACTGGTTTTAATTTTGCACCAGCACCAGTGTCACTATTTATTACTAAATCTGGAAGATCTGTAAATCCAAATCCAGAGTTTACAACGTTTGCATCGATTATAAAGCCATCTCTAATTGTTAATTCAACTTCTGCTTGACCTAAAGTTGGTCTTGTACCATCGACACCAACGCCAGTTCCAACGCCACCAGTTCCAACGCCACCAGTTCCAACGCCACCAGTTCCAACGCCACCAGCACCAACACCGCCAGCACCAACGCCACCAGCACCAACGCCACCAGCACCAACACCGCCAGCACCAACGCCACCAGCACCAACACCGCCAGCACCAACGCCACCAGCACCAACGCCAGTCACAATATCACCTGTAACATCACCAGCTCCTATTACATCATCACCTAATTCATCAACTGTAGAACTTGGCGAATCTACGATTGCAATTCCACCTTCAACTGTAAGAGTGTCTGTATCTTCATATCCAAATCCTGTATTTTCAACAATAACGTCCTCTAAAGTGGTCACGTAGGAAACCACCCCATCATAGTTTTGATTTGGATCTGGTGTAACTTCCTTTTCTGTTAAATTTCCATCCTGATCACGGGTTGTTTCAACTGTGTTTGGTAAATATCCTTGACCAGAACTTGTAATCACAGCACCAACAACACCAAGTTCAGTGCCATTTGGGTCAGGAATATAGACTGGATCACCATTAGAATTCAAAATTTGATTACCGTTTTCATCTAATGATGGGGAAACATTTCCCATAACTGGAAAACCTCCAGCACCAAAACCATTTTCACAACTATCAACAAATGAAAGTAGGGGTGGTTCTGTAAATCCAAATCCTGTACCATTAATTGCAACACCAATTATTTTTCCAACTGCATTGATAACTGCACTCGCATCTATACCGTGACCATCTCCACCAATAAACTCAACTCGTGGTGGGCCACATTTTAAGACATTATTATCACAATCTGGTTTTTCTGGTGTTGCTGGAATTGCATTATTCAAATTATCTAAGAGAGGATTAACTAAAGAATTTAGTGACATCTTATCGATAATACCTTGAAAATCATCTTCGACTGCCTTTCTAAGTCCACTTTTGGGAGAATATACAGTATTTTCTGGACAATTCTGTCTATCACAATCAAGAACATTTGTAATAATATTTGCAAATCTAATTGCTTTTGTAAAAGTTTTACTTGGAGTTGCAATACCACCACCTTGAATATTATTCAACTGACTAAACATATCACCAAGGCTTGTATCTAAGATATTATTAATTTGTCCAAACATGTCACCCAAAAAGTTTTCAATACCACAAGTCGGTACATCTAAAACTTGTCCTACCATGTTTTCAAAACTTTTAAAAAGGTAATCTTTTAATCCTTCTTGTATTTTTTCAAAATTACAAAAAACTGTATCGATCAATGATTGCACTGCACTCCCAGCAGGAGCTTGCAGTGGTTTTTGTGTTTTTTCTTTTAGGGTGGTTGATAATTTATCTAACGTATCTTGAATTACCCATGAACGACCACGACGAATTAATTTTGACATTGAGTTATGAACTCTGTTTGTGGTTAATTGTATCTCTGATTGAATATCTACAACACCACCGAAGATTGGATTAACGTATGAGTTAGCAGTATTTAATCTTTGTAATGTGTTTAATTGTTTTGTAAAATCTTTGATTGCATCACTTATCTTTGAGATCTCATTATCTGCACAGGCAGTATAATTAGTCGCTGTCTGATTTGTGCCATTTTCTTTTTTTAATTGAGATATTACTTTATTCACTTCACCAGCAGCAAAAGCTAAAAAAACTGGAGAGTTACCCTTTGCAAATTGATGTCCACCAGCGTTTGCCCTCGAATCAGGCGGAGTGTATGGTATGAAATCAATTTGTTTTTTAGATTTAAACTCTGCGTTTTTTAATTTATCTCTGACAAAGGTTTGTCGAAAGAGAGTTCCAAATATTATTGGTTGTTGACCATCTTCACCATCAAGAAAAAATCCAACGACAACCTCTCCACCACGATATCGCATTGTCTGTCCCTGACCAGCGACTGTTGAGGTATTAGGTGGTAAAAGAACATGTGCAAGTGGTAACTCATCATCAGGTAAGTCACTATCATTACCATGATATCCCACAATACGAACACGACATCGATGTGAATAGATATCTCTACCATCATCTGCCTTTGTTCTCTCCAATAAATCATTCCACTTTCCTTTCTTTGGATCAGTCACTTGACCAATCCACCATTGCATTGGATCTTTTCCTATAAAGTTAGTCGATGACATTTTAGTTAATCGTCATAAATTAGACACTCAGGCTCATCTGGATGGTTGTCACAGAATAATTCTAAGGCATTTGGATCGTGATGATCGCCTGCTGCGATCTCCTCTTTATGATGTTCTGCATATTCCTCTAATTCATGCAACTCTTCTTTAGCATGTCTTCTTGCTGCTGGGTTTGCTTGTGGATCATCGATAATTTTCTTATCGTGTTCCATGTGATCTTCGATTGATTTCATAAGATTAGCTATTTTTTACTATTTAAGCGGTAAAGACATCACGGATTAATGTCAATTGTGTTTCACTCTTTCCACCACCGATCATGTGCCTTAACGTGGAAATTAAATATCTACCACTAGGATCATTTGTGCTTTCATCTCCAAAAGAATCTGTTCTTGATCTATTCACATCTGTTCTTCTTCTTAATTTCACTTTTCCCTTTTTTGGCGAATTGCTTTTTTTAAGAGGTAATTTGATATCAATTATTTGACCAACTTTTAAATCAGGATTTAATGGAATTGCTATACTCAATGATTGTGAAAATAATAAGTTATTCCTAACATAAGACTTATTTTGATAAACGGCAAGCTCACTGACTGGCTGAACGTCTTCCTTTTTAGATCCTCTCTGTGCAACTCCAAAATCATTGACTCGAAGCATAAGTCGCGATGGTTTATTCTGAAGATCTTCAAGTAATTTAGGTGGTTTTTTTAAATTTAAATCCTCAGTTGTAAAATCAACAATATCTTTTAGTTGATTTTCAATATCAATGTATATCGTCTTGTTTGCGTACATTCCTAATCTTAAATTGACTCCAATATCATTAGTTTGATTTAAATTATTTTTTAAAATTCTAAAGTCACCCTCTATTGGTTTATCTGTTTTAGTATATCTAACCGATTTTTGTTTTAATAAATTTTCAATTGATTTAAAATGATAACCATCATGAGCTTCATAAAATAAAAAACCAAAATTAGTTTTTGATGATTGAGTCTTAGGTTGCAACCATTGTATAATATCAAAGGGTCTTTTTAAATTACCTATAAATGAATATGAGTTAAGAGCATCGTCCTTATGTAATTTTTTAGGACTCTGAATTCCTTTTTTATCAGTGCCCTCACCTTCAACTAGTAAATTTTTAACTGTGTTAGAGACATTACCAGTTAATTTTTTATTGATTCGGGAAGTTTCGTTGATGATTGATTCAACAGAGACAAATTGTAAAGTTGCAAACTGTTTATTTGTATCAGTTATCATATTTGTCACAGAATTCAACATTAACCTGTGTTCTTTTGATTTAATTTCAAAATCATCAAAACCATTAATCTGCACTCTTAAATCAATTAGCTCACCACCAGTGATTCCCTCTTGACCTAACATCTGGTCAATATCAATGAAACTCACCGACATTGATATTGTTGGACTTTCAATACTCTCATAATAGTCAATAATCGGGCCACCACGAACTATATCATACTCCTCGTCTAAAGAAGATCCATTTGGAATTAATGAGCATTTTCTAATAGTGTATCTATTTTCCATTATTTTATTTTAAGTAGATTACGAATTGAGACTGGTAAATCGGATTCATTTACATGTGTAATGTTATTAAATTTAGCACTTTGTAATCTTTGAAGATTAACGAATGGTATATTGGATGTTGTTTGTCTAAGTTCAACCTCTGATACATTTGCAAGATCTCGTTGAGCTGAAACGCCTTTATTCCCTGAACTGGGAGATTGAACTGATTGTGAATTATTTGTTTGTATCATTTCATTATCTGTAGGAGCAAGCTTACTAACATTATCAAATGAAGATTCTATTTTTTGTAAGAGATTAGAAGATTCTTCACCTCCAAGTAATCTTTCCTTCACAATGTTCATGATATTGTCTTTAAAAACACCAAGACCCTCTTCTCCTCCCATAATTTCAGAAGCTTCATTTGCTATGTCCTTTAAACCTAACGTATCATTGTCAGCCATATTCTTCATTTCTTTTGCAAGCGGTGATTTTGTAAGATCCTCAAGACTTTTTGTAATTCCAGATAAAATATTCATAGGTTTGCCTTTAATATCTCCTCCAGATAAAATATTCATAGGTTTGCCTTTAATATCTCCTCCAACTAATCCACCTTCGTTAAATCCCTTTACTCCTCCTGATTTTTTTGCATTAGCGTGTGCTTTTTTAAATTTTGGATCTTTAGCAGATTTAAAAGTTTCTTTAGTCGTTAAAGTTGATTTTTCGGTGATTTCATCAATTGACATTACGAGTTGATCTGGATTTATTTGACCGATTCGATATCCTATAGTTCCCTGTAAGGATTTTGCAACTTCATCATCATAACTCATGCTAAAACGTTTTCCTGGCTTTATGTTTCGAGCCTTGTAATCCTCATTTATCGCATCTTCCTGTTTTTTCTCGGTGGCTTTTGCTGCATCACTTTTATTCAGAATATCAATTAATTTATCCTGTGGTATTCCTGTTGTTCGATTTATGACATCATCTATTGTAACTTTTTCAAATCCCTTCAATTTGTGTATTTCACCAAGAAGTTGAGTTTTATGTTCAATTAAGTCAGGAACTCCAATCGAAACTATCCTCTCTCTCATTCTTTCTTCAGTGGTGACCACACTTCCATTCTCAGTTATTGTTTCTCTTGTTATTGTTTCCTCATCTATGCCTCCACCAGACATATCTGTTGTTCTTTTAGAATAATCTTTATCTTTTTTCCCTTCTTCAAATACTTTAATATCTTTGGATTTATTTGTTCCACCAAATAGATTACCGAGAAATCCACTCTTCGTATCTAAAGGGCCTAAAGGTTTAGGTTTATTTGTTCCACCAGCAGCAGCGTTGATTCCCTTTAAAGTATCAACACCAATTTTTTCAACTGCATCTTTCGTCACGACAAACTCGCCAGGTTGAGCAGCAATTAATTGAGTGTCTGGTTCTGCACCTTTAACTTTTTCACCAGTTTTGGGTGTTATCTGTCCACCATCTGAAAAACCAAGAACTCCACTAGTTAAAGCACCAATTCCAGATCCAAGAGTTCCAACTCCAGATGTTAATAAAGCCCCACCTAAATTAAAAAGATTACCTATTTGTTTGAATGGATTTAAAGTTCTTTTAACTGGATCTTTTCCAAACTCATTACCCTCAGTTGATGCTCCAGCAGCTGCTCCTGCCGTGGCTCCCGCCGCAACTCCAGTTCCCTTTCCTTGAAGTCCTGATGTTCTGTCAGACATCTCCCGCTTTTGTCTTGCATCCTCTTCTTCAAAACGTCTATCTTCCTCTGCATCCTTTTGTATAACAATATAATTATTAATTTCCTGTACTTCTGTTTGTAAACTTTCAAGTGCCGTTGAGATATTTGTAATTATAGAACCAAGTTCATTGATTATTCCTAAATTAGATTCAGATTTTAAAATGGCGTCGTTAGCCACTGCTTCAATTGAGTCTAATCTCCCAAAGAAACTCTCAATATCTATTTTTTTATTTTCTTCATCCATACTTTCGGACACCCTCTTCTTGTTGTCTCTTTAGATTTTCCTTTTCAATATGATCTTGAAGAAGGGTGATGTAAATATCTCTTTCCCAAGGTATCATATTTTCAAGTTCCGTCAAGCTATATTTATGGTATTGCATGAGAGCAAAATTAATTCTATAAAAAGATTCAAGATCCTCTCTTGCAATACTTAGCCGAAAAAATCAGCAAGACCCTCCAAAATAACATTTCCTTTTTGATTTGTTTCTGGATTTACAACTTCAATTGTATGAGATAGTTTTGGCATCGTTTCAAAAAATTTCTCCACCTCTTTATATTGTTTTGAATTTAATTGTTGTACAAAGTCTAGTCTCTCTTGTGAAGTATAATCCTTAGCATCCCATGCATCTTCTTGAGTATAAACAGTATCGATACAATCAGCTACAACTTTAAAAGTTTTATCAACCACCGTTTGTGGTGTATCATCAGTGTCAAAATTATTTTCAATAAATTGATTCAATGACGGATATTTCATCCGAAGAGTCATCTTATCATCTAAAATAATATCAGTTTTATGGCCTTTTTGTCTTTGAACTTTAATTTCATCCACATATATCGTAACAGGAACTTTTGTTTGATTATCATCTGGGCATGTCACGGTTAATTTAATGTCTTCTCCAATTGATTTAGCACGAATATTTAAAAATACATACTCAATGTCAAAAGTAGGAAGATCATCAACATCAACACCTTTCGTTAAGATACACTTCTTTAATACGTCTGTCACAGCATTTGTGATTTCAGATTGATTTCTTGATTCTAAAGCTATGATTAAAATTTTCTCTTCTTTCACAAGAAAAGGACGATATTTAATTTTTTTATTTGATGATGGTAATTTCAACTCATAGGTTGGAGTTTCAATTGTTGGTAAAGGCATAATTTATTAATTTAGTTGATGAGAAAAGGAGAGATAGAATTGGTTCCTGTAGTGGTAAATTTTCCATCCTCTCTCTTAACAGGAAGTGGTTGAAATTGTTGATCATTTGAATTGATAATATTTTCAGGTGTGTTAACAACAGCCTGATTTGGATCCTCATAATTAAATCTTGTGAAGAATCTATCATAAACAAACTCTACACTACATCTTAACACATTTGAATCACCATAGGCAATCCTCATCGATGTTAAGTTGGTTGGCCAGACGTTCACAAATTCATAACTTGAGAGGTTAGATTTAAACTCTTTATCAGCTTTATCAGGTAAAAAAGTATCTCTTTCAAATTTTGTGATATGAATAATTTCTTTATAGTTCTCTGGGTAATTAAACCTAGAATAAGCGTTTGTAACTCTTTTATTAGTTTGAATTGGATTAATATATGACATCCATGTTTCTAAAACTTCTAAAATTATCATATCAGCATCACAATAAAAAACAAGATTCAATGGAGGATAGTTTCTCAAGTTCGGAAAAGTCTCTTGAATTCCCTGATGATGTCCAACCGCAGTATCAGTGTTATAGCTTGTTCCTGGCAATTCAGCTTGGGTACATAAAAGGGACATTTTTCTTTGAAAATCTCTTCCCTGATTTCTTTTAAGATTAGAAGCAATATTACTACCTTTTAACCATTTTTCAAAATTACCAAATGAAAAAATAACTTGATAAAAAGTATCTAAGGATGGTCGTGCAACACTATCCCTAACATCTCTAATGTTACCTTTAAATATATTTGATCTTCTTGGAAATAAATTATTCTCTGACACAATAAATAAATTTAAGTTGTTATTACTATATATGAGTTATAAGGGAATATATAGGCCTTCTAATCCCAAAAAATATAAGGGAGACTCTCAAAATATTATTTATAGGTCTCTTTGGGAGAGAAAGTTCATGAATTACTGTGATTTGAATGAGAATAT